CTTTACGGTCAGGTCGTAAGGCGCAGACCTTTTAATGGGTTCACCGGAAAACCAGTCGAGGGATATTTCATTGTTGAAGATGAAATATTAGATGATTTAAACGCTGTATCGAAGAGTAAAGCGCTTAATATACGGCTTAATTCCTGCGGCGGTGAATGCCACACGGCGATAGTGATACATAACAGACTTCGTGAAATGGCTAAGAACGGCACACAGATTACCTGCACCGTTGACGGCGTGGCAATGTCTGCAGGCTCACACATTATGTGTGCTGCTGATACAGTCAAGGCGTCCGAAGGTTCGCTGATAATGATACACAAGTCATTAGCGCCTGTATTTGGCTATTACAACGCAGATGAACTTAGAAAAGTGGCACAGGCCAATGATGCTTACGACAAGGTCATGTTGGCAGCGTACAAGCGCAAGACCGGAAAGGAAGAAGCTGAACTCATCAGCATGATGGCTGATGAAACATTTATGGCCGGAAAAGAAGCCAAGGAGCAGGGCTTTGTTGACGAGCTCATTGAAACGAGCGATGAAGTCAAGATAGCCGCATCGGCTGATAAGACGGCACTGTATGTGAGCGGCAGATTTATGCCGCTTTACGGAGCAACATGCCCTGAAAATATACCGGTCGTAAATATTACACCGGATATTACAGCGGTACACCACATGGCATTAGAGCCTGAATCAAACGAAGGCAATGCAAATAGATCAAACAACAATGAGGGAGGTAAAACTACTATGGCAGTAAATCTTGCTGAACTGCGCAAAGAAAATCCCGAACTCGCTGCACGCGTTGAAGAGGATTACAAGGCAGAACATGCAGTCGAAAACAAGACGGCAATGGACGCCGCTGTGCAGAAAGCGCTTGCAGACGAGCGCACACGCTTAGAGAAGATAGAGGCTATCTCCGGACAGGTTAGCCCGGAACTCCTCGCTGACGCTAAGTACAAGAACCCCTGCACAGCTGAGGAACTTGCTTACAAGGCTATGTCGGAGAATGCAAGGAAAGGTCAGTCGTTCCTTGACGACATGAAGGCGGATTACAGCGGTTCCGGCGTGGGAGATGTTCACGCGGTCGCTCCGCAGGCTGACGGCGGAGCGGGACAGACAAAAGCCCAGGAAGAGGCCGAAGTTTTAGCGGCTATCGACGAGGCACTGAAGGAGGGATAAGTAATGACAACTGAACTTCTCAACAAGCTCGGCACGGTTACTGCTGACAACCTTGTCGCCGGGACGGATCCGGCGTTAAGAGTCGGCACCGGAAAGCTCCGCAAGAACACAGGAGAGCTTAAGCGCGGCACAGTGCTGGCTAAATCTTCAAAGGACGGCACGCTTGTGATTCTGGGAACGACCGCCTCGTCTTCGGACAGCGAGGTGCTTGAGCCTTACGGTATTCTGACCGATGATATCACTGTACCGGCTGACGAAGATGTAAACATGACCATCTACATCGGCGGCAAGTTCAACAGCAACAAGATCATCATGAAGGACAGCCACCAGATGACGGAGGCAGACAAGGATACCCTGCGCAAGTATGGCATCGAGTTTACCGCCGCCGATTCTAACTGACAAGGAGGACAAAATGGCAGTTAATCTTGACATCACACAGTCTTATGTGTTACAGTCTATTGCTGAAAAGGCTAAGCCGGAATCAATGTTTTTCAGCGAACGTTACTTCACCACGGGCAGGAACGACATTTTTACATCGGATAAGGTGCTTGTAGAGTATAAGCGCGCCGGACAGCGTAAGATGGCGCGTTTCGTTGCAGAGCGCGGCGGCGCTATCAGCGTTGGACGCGATGGCTACGAATTATCCGAATTCAGACCGGCATACATAGCAGAATCCCGTTCGCTCACGGTTGACGATCTGTCAAAGCGCGGATTCGGCGAGGCTCTTGTAACGGGCTCTACACCTGCACAGAGAGCTATCCGCCTGCTTGCAGAAGATTTCACGGAACTTGAAATCAGAACACGCCGCAGAATCGAGTGGATGTGCGCACAGGTAATGCAGAACAATGCGATCACTATGCAGGAGTACATCGACGTCAATACACCTGGCGAGGTCAAGCACATTCAGTTCTATGACGGAGATGCTTCTGAGCATACTTATACCCCCCAGAATCTGTGGAACTCCGCTGACGCTAATATCATCGGTGATGTATATGCTATGTGCGAGCTGCTTTCCGATCGCGGAATGGTGCCTGCCGACCTGCTTATCGGCTCTGATGTTGCCGATGTATTCTATAAGAACGAGGAACTCCGTGTAATGCTGGACAAGACTCTCGCTTACAACTTTGGCGCTGTAAACGAGCGTATCGTTATGCCCGGTATCAGCGAACTGGGTACATTCAATTTCAGAGGGCACACCCTCAGAGTTATCGTTGTGGGCAATAAGTACGAGGACGAGAACGGCAAGACCAAGAGCTACTTCCCCAAGGACGCGGCAATGGTAACATTCCCGAACTGCGGACGTGTGGCTTACGGTGCTATAACGCTCATGCCTTATGGCAGGGATAATTTTGAGACCATCGCAAAGTCGAGAGTTTCCAAGCTCTTCGTCGACAACAAGCACAACACCAGAGCAGTCGAGCTGTATTCCAGACCTATTGCAATGCCCAGGGTTTATACCCCTTATATCTTCGCAAGCAAGGTTGTAGGCTGATAGGAGGCATACAGTGTTAATTCGTATCAGAAACACCACATTCGGGTTGGTGGTTAACGGTATCGTCAAGCCCAAGTCCCCCAAGGACCCGCCGTTTGATGTTGACGAGAAACTGGGCTTAAGGCTTGTCCGCGAGGGTATCGCGGAGGCGGTGGACGGTGCCGAGCGCGGCGAGGTTCAGTCTGAAAGTAATGACAATGATAATGACGAAAGCGCCGGCGATGACTTTGGCATACCGCAGTACAGCGCCGACACTTCAAAAGCCGATTTGCAGTCGATTGCAAACGAATACGGCATTGAGGTATCTGCAGCTGCGACCAAGCAGGAGCTCATCAAGGCGCTTGACGACTTTTTCGCCGACGCGCTGTCCGATGATCCGGAGGGCGAGTAATGGGCTTTAAGGACATGGTAAAGTCCGATATCGCAAATGTGCTGATGAATACCGGGGAATTTGCGGAAAACCACACGGTGAAATACGACGGAGAGGTATATGAAGATATACCGATCATTCTCCAGCGGGTCAAGCAGTCTGACAGACCTATAATTCAGAGCGACCATGCTGAGGGCATATACCTTGTGACCGCCGTTGCCTATATCAACGAGAAGGACCTTGACGGGGTGATCCCCGAACAGGGACACCGCTTTGAGATAGACGACGGCGAGGCGCTAGGTAAGACGTTTTTCCGCAAGTATTCGGTAGTTACGTCCAAATGCGAGATGGGGCTTATCACGCTGGAACTGAGGTATTACGATGAGTGACAGCTATTCAGGCGGCAATTATTCCGGAATCGTCAACATTTCTCTTGCTGATGATTCCGGCAGCTCCAAGGCGCTCGACCGGGCAACAAAGCTCTTAGCCGGGATACCGGGCGGCATTGAGAAAGCGGCCAGTTCTTCCCTGACCCGCGCCGCAACGAGCGGCACGGCGGCTGTAGCGCGTGAAGTCAATAAGGACTATTCGCTGAATACGTCCGACTTCAAGAAGTATACCAAGTCCTCGCAGCATATTCAGAAGTCCGGCGATGAAATAAGCGTCGGACTTAGTTTTCGCGGATTTCATGTTCCGCTTATCCGGTTCAACGCAAAAATCACCAGTTCCGGGCTGTACAGAGTGCAGGTCAAGCGGAACACCGCCGGCGAAACGCTGAAACACGTTTTCCGTGCAACGATGGACAGCGGACACATCGGGCTTTTTGAACGATACGGGTCAAGCAGACTGCCGATAAAGCAGAAGTTCGGTCCGTCCGTTCCGCAGATGCTGGGTGCGAATCCGACGCTTGCAAATACAGTTGGCGATAATGTGCGCAAGGTATTTGAGGAGCGCATGGAACATGAAACAACAGCGCTGCTTAACGGCTGGAGGTAACCATGACAAGGGTAAAACTCATTCAGGAACTGAAAACGTTCTGCGAGGACGCGATAAAGAACATTTCTCTTCCGGAGGCAGTCCAGAAAGGCGACACAAAGGAGAAAAGCCGTGTTCCGGCGGTGTATCTCATGCGCCTGCCTGACAGCAATTCGGCAAAGAAATTCGCGCCGTATATCATCGTTCAGTTCATCGACAGCAAGCACCATCGGAGCGAGAACGGCTATCCTAATCCCGAATACACGGCGGCGGTGCGCTTTATCTTCTGCGTGTACTCGCAGGACGAGCAGGACGGCGCTGTAATGCTCCTCAACCTCATGGACAGGGTGCAGGAGCGGTTGCTTGAACAGGTGCAGATAGGAAAAGAATTCGTGCTGGACGAGCATGAGGGGGTTGAATCGGTTGTCTATCCCGACGATACCGCGCCCTACTATGCAGGCGAAATGATAGGCACATTCCACATCAGACCAATACAGAGGGAGGTTGATTTCTTTGGCAAGGAAAACCGACGTTTCGGAGGAAATATCTGAGGTCGAAACTGCCGATAAGTCAGCGCCGTCCGAACAGGCTGAACAGTCCGAACAGGACGTGCAGAGCACGGCGGCAGAGGCAAGGGTCTGGGTCTATCTGGGACCCTCAATACGCGGCGTTGTGACGAATGGCAGGATATTTTTCGGTACCAAGGACGAAATAGTTCAGTCGTTCGGCGACAAAATCAAGGATTATCCGCAGATTGAGCGGCTGATTGTTGCAGATCGCAATGTTGCAAAGGCTAGAAATGACCTTAAGGAAAAGCGCGGCATTTACATTCCGTATGACGCGCTTATCAGAAAAATCACAGGCAAGGAGGAGTAAACTGTGGCTTTAAGACATGGCATAAACACATACAAGGACGATACCGGCGTTGTTGCGGTGCAGACCGCAGCGGTCGGTATTCCTTATTTCATAGGCGCATGGCCCTGCCATCGCGGTAAGGGCTACACCGGCAAGCCCCAGCTTTCGTCCGGATTCAGCGAGGCGGAGGAACTCGGCGGCTACAGCGCCGAGTGGAGGAACGCGGACGGTTCGCCCAAGTGGAATCTCTGTCAGGCAATGTACGGATACCATAAACTCATGGGCATGTCGCCGGCGATATTCTACAACATCTTCGATCCGGCAAAGCACAAGAAGGCGGTCGCAGCCGAGGAATTCACGGTTGCCGACCACATCGTGGAGCTTACCGCTGACGCTATCATAAACGACGATCTTAAGGTAACGGCAGGAAGTGCGTCAACAGTACTGACAAAGGGTACTGACTACGAGGCATATTACAGCGGCAATGCGCTGTGTATCGAGCTGCTGGCAGACTCTTCGAGCTACAGCGCCGACAAGCTCAAGATCGGCTATGATGTCGCAGACCTTTCCACCATCACGGCAGAGGACGTTGAAATGGCTGTGGAAACAGTTGAAATGTGCCGCAGCGTTGTCGGGATTGTTCCCGACCTTATATGCGCCCCCGGCTGGTCAACGGATCCGACAGTAGCGGCGGTGATGGCGGCGAAAGCACCGAGTATCAATGGACTGTTCCGCACCAAGGCGGTCGTGGACATCAACACCAAGACAGTCAATGACTATTCCAAGGTGCTTAAGCACAAGACCGACAACGGATACGTATCCGAGGACATGATCGTATGCTGGCCGATGGTCAAGAGCGGCGATTATCTCTTTGATCTTTCCGTTATCGTGTGCGGGCTTATCGCAAAGGTGGATTCCGACAACGCCGATTGCCCGTATGAGTCTCCGTCCAACAAGTCCGTATCCATC